TTTCGGTATCATAATACCCGTCTTTACCTTTTTTCATCGGTGTAGGGTCAAATTTAACGCCCTCAATCCTATTACATTCATCATCACTAGCATATACAAGTTCTAAATTACCGTATTTCTTTTTATAGTCTTGTAAGTTCTTAATTAATCTATCTAACTTCATTTTTATTGTTCCTCGTTATACTGTTTTAATTTACCTTTATTTTTTGATTGCATAAACTCCTCACCAAAAGCATAGTTCATCACTTGTCTTTGTTCGCTTGGTGTACAAAATTCAATCAACTTTTTACTTAGAATCTCCTCTATTTGTTCAATAGTTAACTTCATTTTATCGAACCTCCATTAAATACCACCCGTTACCACTACCCCACGAACCTATATGTTTATCATTTTTATAATATAAAGTTATTTTTTTCTTTTTAGGTTGTCCGTATTTATCGACTTTTTCATAATCAAAGTAGTAATAAGGTCTATATTCAATTACTTTTAAGTTTAATTCTTTGCTTATTAAGTTTTCAAATTTACTTCTAGTAGTTTTTATTGTTGTTTTCATCCACTTATTCTTGAGACGCATTACTTCCTCCTTTGAAGTTCTTTTGTAAGCATTAAAGCGGTATCTCTCCACTTATCACAATTTATACGTTCTAAATTGAGATCTCTTTGTGCTTTCATTATGTAAAAAATAAATATAATTATTAATATTGCTAGTGCATTTTCCATGTTTTATTGCTCCTTATTTATTTTCTTTAGTTCGTTTTTTTCTTTTTCTGTTAATTCGATTCCCATTTTTACTTTAAGATTAATCCATTTTATATCTTTTTCAAAATCAATAAAGCCTTTTTTTACGGTGTTTAATTTTTTCATTTTTCTATGTTCCTATAATCTAATTTTAAAAAGGGAGGGCGGTAACTTTGCGGAGTTCTTTGAATCCACCCTCCCACGGAGCATTATTAATGTATTGGGATTACTATTTCCATATTTTTAAAAATTGTATTATTTCCACAAGCGTGACCGGCACTTGTACAACTTCCGCATTCACCCGGACATATGAAAATTTTCTTTTTAAATTGTTTTCTTATCTCTGAAACTTTACCCTTGACCGCTGTAAAATTACCTCGAACAAAAGCCAATTTAGATAATGCTTTTTTCATAAAATCGAACTTACCACCGTTCGACAAATTAAGAACATAATTTGAAGGAAATTGAAAACCGGATTCGTTTAGATCACTAAAAAGATTTAAACTTTTGGAATATCCATAAGCATTTACAACGGGGTTTTTTCTTAATAATTCCATCCATTTTTGAAGGTCTTCAGTTGTTTTAAAATCCCCGTCTACATATAATCTAAAATCTATTTTTTGAGCATTTTTAAACTTTTTAGTCTTTAATATTTTTTGAAGTTCTAACTCAATAATATTAAAATTATTTTGCATTAAAATTGTATTTTGAAGTTGTCCAAAAAATACAGCGGGGTATCTCCAACCTTTTAAAGAATAGCAATAAACCAAGCACTCTAATGCACCGGGACAATTAATAACGGGTAAACTTGAAAAGGTTAAAAAAGGAAGCTTTTTATTTCCTACTTTAAAAACTTGAAAAGGCAATTTCCCGCCGTGTTCTAACCATGCAACAAATTTGTTTAAATAATACCCATTTGTACCGGTTTTATGTTTTTTATTCGTTTGTAATGTTTTTAAATACTTTAGCAATTGCACCGGCTCAAATGTTAACCGGGTAATTTTATTTTTTATCTCATTTGGTAATTCCATTGTTTTATTTCTCCGTTTGTTTTTAAATGTTTAATTAAGGGCGGTTATAAGTGTTTTGACTACAAACCGCCCTAACTTTTCTCTATATAAAAGAGTTTATATTCCTATTTTTTCAGATTCTATTTTTAAGTGTCCAATCATATTACCGTTACTATCATTAATGCGTGTAGTATAATCAAAATTAGTCTGTATTAAATATGTAACTTCTCGTTTCACTTGATCCATTACGCTTTGCACTTCTTTAATATTAATCTTTTCAAATGAATCATTACTTTCGAATGCTTGATTATCTGTATTAAAGTCAATTGTTATCTTCATATTGCTTGTTACCCCGTGTTTGTTGTTGGCTAAGCTTACATATAAAAGTTTATCATTCCTAGTAATAAATAGAAGTAAGTATAAATAAATAGTATAATGAGACGGGCGCACTACCTGGAAATTGACTATAAATATAATAAAAACAACGACTTATGCAGCTGAAGTGGTATGAAATCGGCGGGTGTGTATATTATAAGGAGTAAAATATGCGGGCAAAAAACACGTGTCAACCACCCCCCCCATACACGCTCGGCGACATCGGTAGGGTATGTATTATACTCTCCAGATATTTTTTATGACCTAAAAGACTTTTTTTACTTGCTAGTTATGGAACTATAACTGTATGTTTTCGTTATATTTATATGCCGAAGAAAACAAAAACTCAAGTAATTAAGAAAGCGACAAAGGATGTTCAAGACAATCCATACTTAAAAGACTTTCTTAAAGAATATCAAGAGGAAACTGGCTTACAAACACGTTTTACAGCAAAGAAAGATGAGTTTTTATCTTACTTGGTAGCTAACAATGGATTTATATCTCATGCAGCAAAAGAAATGGGGTTCTTTCCAGCTTCAGTACGATTCGCAATGAAAGGTGACCCAGCGTTCGCGCAAGCGGTTCAATCTATAAGAGAAGGATTTGTAGCTGAACGATTGGATGGACTCGAAAAAACTTCTTTTGAGCAAGCAGCCAAGCCTGGGAATGTAACAGAACGTATCTTTCAGCTAAAAGCGCACGATCCTACAAAATATCGGGATCGGGTCAACCAACAAAATACACAGGTAAATGTTGTCGTATCGGGAACATCTCCAAAGGATAGAGCAGCCGTATTAAAAAAGATGAAGTTGAACTAACTCGCGAGGAACGAGAATCTATCAAAGATAATATTTTTATGACTCCTAGAGACATATATTGTATGTTTTTGCGTACATCTTTTGGTTTATCGTCTAAAACCGCAGAAGAGGCAACAAATTTTGCGTTAGATTTGTTTGAATTAGATAAAAATGGTAAACTTCCATTAGATTGGGAACTGTTTTATAGGTCACAGGCTTAATGGATGTAAATATATCCTATCGAGATGGGGAAGGAAATATAACTGCCCCATTAGATCATCAAGAAGAATTTCATTTATTTACTGGATGGAGTAAACATCAAGTATTGGCAGGGTCACTAGGTACGGGTAAAACCGAAGCGATGTGTATGGAGGCAATCCATCAAAGTGCTGCATTTCAAGGTAATTTAGGTTTAATGGGTAGAAAAGTATTGGATTCGTTCAAGAAATCTACCTTAATTCAGTTGCTCGATCTTGGTCAGGGATTTATTCAAAAACATCGCGCCCAAGATAGAGAGATTATCTTTAAAAATCGCTCTAAAATAGTATATATGGCGTTAGATGACTCTCGTGATTCTATTCAGCGTATAAAATCTATGAATTTAGGGTGGTTTGCGTTTGATCAGATTGAAGAAATGACCGAGGCTACATTTATAGCTGCCGCGGGACAAATGCGTAGAAAAAATGCGATGAGATGTAGTTTTCACACCTCCAATCCAGCAGGTCACGATTGGGTATGGAAAAGATGGAAGAAAGATAAAGAAAAACAAAACAAGAAAAAAGGTGGGTATCGTTTAATTGAGACTATGACATGGCAACCTGGAGTTGCTGCGCCTGAAAAGGACGAAGAAGTAAAGCTATATTCAGACAATCCTCATTTACCTGCGGATTATATTAAACATCTACTTTCGATGCCTGAACAATGGGTTAACCGCTATGTATATTGCAGTTGGGACGACTTTGCGGGACTTGTATACCCAGAATTTAAAGAAGAAACACATTTAGTAAAGCCATTTGATATTCCGAATTGGTGGAATCATTATGTAGTATATGACTATGGATATAGAAATCCTACTTCCATTTTATTTGCTGCTTCTGATGATGAAGGAACGATCTATGTATATGATTTAATTTATGTTAGCGAGCATACCATAGAAATGTTAGTTCCAAAAGTAGAGCGTAGATTAAAACGTGGAGTTAATTATACATTCCTAGCTGATCCATCTATTGTTAGAACAGAAAGAGATGGAAATAGTGTAGCGGATGAGTGGTATGAATATGGAATTGAGTGGGAAAAAGCAAAGAATGATAAGCGCGCTGGATTTGAAAGAGTCTCCGCATATTTAAGGCTTGATAGTAATGAACGTTCTAAGTTATTGTTTTTTAAAACATTAAATATGAAACCTTTGGTCGAAGAAATCGTTGACTATAAGTGGAGGGAGTTAAAACATGGCTTTGAAAATCGTAATTTACCAGAAGAACCAGTGAAAAAGAATGATCACGCAATGGATTGTTTAAGATATTTAGTTCATTATGTAGAAGATAGTGACTCTCCTACAGAGCAAAGTGATGATTATGGTCTATGGGGTATGTTTGGAAAATCTAAGAAAAATAGTTGGATGAGTGCATGAATATAAAAGAATTACATGAAGTTTTTGATGCTATGGTGCAAAATGACTCTGAGTGGTTTAGTGCTGCAGAAGAGTCTATGCGATTTTATACAGGAGGGTTTGGTACAGGTCAATGGGAGACAGAAGACCTTCAAACGCTACACGCAGAGGGAAGACCCCCATTACAATTAAATATTATTTTACCAAAAGTTAATTTGGTTACAGGAGTCGAAAGGCAAGGACGTTCTTCGTGGAAAGCAAGACCTGTAGAGTCTGATGATGAGAATGAAGCAATGCTTTCTACCGCTTTATTGTATCATTTAGATCGTAACAGAAAGTTACAAAACTTATTTAGTCGTGTTTTTAAAGATGGAGTAATTACAGGTAGAGGTTGGATTGATGTTTGTGTAGAGCCTGGACAGTTTTATGATGGAGAAATTAGTATCAAACGTGAATCATGGGCAAATGTACACATTGATCCTGAATGTAAAACACAAGATACAAAAGATTGGAATTATTTAGCTCGCAGTAAATATCTTACGTTTAATCAAATGAAGCAAATGTTTCCTGATGCATCAAAAGACATTCGCGCTGTAGATGATTATTTGCGTATGCCTCAAAGTGTTACACAGGAAGTAGGGTCTTATTATCGAAGCGCAGAAGAGATAAGTCCCGCACATCATTTAGATGAGTTACATCAAAAAATTCGTGTTGTAGAAATGTGGAATAGGGAGTATGAACGTGAACATTTCATTATTAATAAAAATACTGGGCGTATATCACAGAATGGGTTTAAAACTAAAAACTCTGCTGGAGAACAAATTAGAGAATTACAGGCTATGGAAGATGCAGCGCAAGTTCAAATAAAAACAGAATTTGGCGTAATTAGTCGTGTAGTTCCAAAGACATATTTAACCATTACTGCTGGGATGCATACGTTGCAAGAAAAGAAAGAAAACCCTTATATGCATAATCAGTTTCCAATCGTACCTTATTTTTATCATTTTGAAGACATGGGTGATTATGTAGAGACATTTGGTTTAGTGGAAAATATGAAAGACCCACAAAGAGAGAAAGATAAGAGAAGATCACAGATGTTAGATATTATTAATCGTTCTCCTAGAGGTGGTGGTATTTTTGCAGGGAATAAAGTGTCTCAAGAAGAAATGAATGAGGCTTCTACTACAGGGCGTTGGATTGGTATACCAGGATTTAAGGGTAGAGTAAGTGACTTTATGCAACAATGGTCAAACTCACATTTATCTTTGGTCAGTAGCATTGCAGCTATGGAGCAGAAGGCAGAGATGGATGCGAAAGAGATTAGCGGTGCTACTGATCCGATGATGGGTATTGCTACTTCTACAAAAGAAAGTGGTATTGCAGCGCAAACAAGAATTAGACAAGGTATGATGACATTGCAGGAACAGATGGAGAACTTGGACTTTACCAAGTCAACTGTATTGATGCAGGCGATTAAAAATATGCAACAGTTTTATACCGCAGATAAAATTAAAAGAATTATTGGTGCAGAAACAGAAAAGGCAGAGTCCCCTGAAGAAGCACAAGCAATAGAACAAACCATTAATCGTTTTTTAACTAACTTTGAAAAGTTTGAATTTGACATCGTATTAGACAAAGGTGAAAATTCATCTACTATGCGTGCAGCAAAAGCACAGCAGGTAGGAGAGTTAGTGCGAAATGGATTTGCAAGTTTATTCCCACTATATGTTGAGCTTTCAGATATGGAAGCAAGTAGTGAAATACTTGAAAAATTTGAAGAGGAGCGATCCGCAAGAATGCAAGCGCAGCAAAGGCAAACGCCTACTAACGCGGGCAAATCGTAACTCATAATAACAACCCCCTAAATAAAGGATAAGGTAAAATGGAAGAACAGACAAGCTACATAGACCCAGAAAAGGAAATTGCAGGCACAGCAAGTGACGAAGTTTCCCCTGAATCAAATGTAAGTGAGCAAAAAGCAGAGACACCTGCTGTAGAGCCACAATCATTCAAAGTCGGAGATAAGGAATTTACTTCGGTGGATGAGTTGGTTGAGTATGCTTCTACAACAGACAAGTCGTATAGAAATCTTCGTGAACTCAATGGAAGACAAACCAATGAACTTGGTGAGTTAAGAAAGTCCCTTGAGGAAATTAAGGTGAACGTAGCTCCAAAAGAGCCAGAAGTAGAACTACCAGAGTATGATCCCTATGACATTAATTCGGTCTTACCACATATCTCAAAACAAATAGAACAGAAATTCGCAGAAGAGCGAAAAGTACAAGAAAGGGAGATGGCTGCAAGAAAAACGAAAAATGCTCAACAGGAGATGATTGATAGTTTTATTAAGAAACATCCTAATCTCAATAACGAAGAACTAACCGCTATTGCTAAGTTCGGAGATGAGCGCGGTATTGCACTAATAGATGATGCGTACACGCTAATGACAATTAATCAAGAAAAAAGTAAAGCGAAAAAGGAAGGCGTTAAGGAAGTAACAGAAAAACTTACTAAAGCAGATGAAGTGCCAACAACACTATCAAATGCTACTGGTGGGAATAAAACTGCTATTGACTTTGATGCTATTTCGCAGGCAGATTGGAATAAACTTCCTGCGGATGTCCGTATGCAAGCTTTGCTTGAAACGCAATAATAAACTAGGAGTAGTAAAATGAGTTGGGATACAGGTTTAAACGTCTCCCGTTGGGCGAAACAACTTGCTTATGAAGTAGGTAAAGAGATTTATTTCTCAAAGTTCATTGGGGACACATTTGAATCCATGATCGTATCAAAATCAATGCCTGAAGGTAAAGGTAAAGATATGACTTTTGGATTAGTTGGATACACAGGAACAGCAGTAACTGGTGATAGTGCATTAGAAAGTAACGAGCAAAATCTTACTTCTAATGAAGTAGTAGTTACAACAAGTCAAAGAAGATTTGGTGTGATTAATGCTGGTAACTTTGACGACAGTAAAGTGTTGTATGATTTTCGTACAGAAGCACTTTCTCAGTTAAAGAGACAGTATGCTGAAGATCACGATGCACAGATTTTTGATAAATTAACTATCACATCAGGTGCAGGTGCATTTTTAAGAGCAGATTCATCTGCTTCTGTATACGCTGCATCTGATCCAAAAGCTGCATTAGCTTCTACTGATTTAGCAACACCAGGTGATATATCTAAGTTAAAGAAAATGGCTATGCTTGGTACTACCAAAAGCTACAAGATGAAGCCAATCAGGGTAGACGGAAAAGATTACTATGTACTTCTTCTTCATCCTGAAGCTGCTTATGATCTTGCACAAGATTCTACTTGGAGAAATGCACAGCAATATGCCAATATCCGCGGTGAAGATAATCCAATCTTTTCTGGAGCATTAGGTGTGTATGATGGAGTTATTGTTCATGAGCATGAAGGAATTACTACTGCTGCAGATGGCGGTGGAGCTTCTGTTGCTTATGCTCGTAACCTATTTTTAGGTGCAGGTGCTGCTTGTCACGCTAAAGTGGATGACATGAGCTGGGTTGAAAAAACCTTTGACTATGGCAACAAGCTAGGTATTGCAGCTGGTCAAATCTATGGTGTAGCTAGAAGCACATTTGATAGTAAAGACTATGCAGTTATGCAGTATTTAACAGCAAGGACTGACCTCTAATCAGTAACTAACTAAGGGGCGGGTTTCGGCTCGCCCCGCTTTAGGACATTATGACTTTAACAGAAATAAGATCAGAAATTAGAAATATCACAGGAGTAGATGACACTTCTGTTGTTGCAGATTCCGTATTAACGGATTTGATTAATAAAGGTCAGAATATATTGGCAGATGAAG